TTTAGTTCCAATTATGAAAAGAAAAATTATGACATATATTTTTCAAATTGTTAATTCAGAAAAGTTAAATAACTTTGACTTTGAATTATAATTTGTTTATAATTCTTATGTGGGATTTAACAAAAGATACATAACAAAACAATCATCTTTAACGGCTCTCAACGATAATAGACTAAACCTCTATTATGGTCGAGCCGATATGTTGATATTTGAAGATGACCTTAGTGAAATCATTTACGACTTATACTTGTCCGGGAAGACCGAACAGGAAATACTAAACATTATTAATTTAAACACGGAGAAAGAAATCGATGAAGTGCATTAAAACAATCAAGAAAACCAACTCAAGAGAGATTGGAGAAGTAATCAGAACTGAAGAAAAAGATGCTGATTTAAAAGTTAGTACAGGTGTTTGGGCTTACTGTCCAAAAAATGAGTGGAAAGCTCTTACTAGAAGAGTTAAACCTGTTTCTAAAAAAGAAACTGTAGAAGGGTCTGAAGATAAACCTGTTACCAAGAGAGGTAAGAATAGTATTCAGTAATCATCATGAGTGGAGAAATGGTAAACAACCCACTTCATTATGGTGGTGCGGACAATCCTTATGAAGCAATCAAAGTTATTGAGGCATGGGAGTTAGATTTTCATTTAGGAAATACTGTTAAGTATATTTCAAGAGCAGGAAAAAAAGAAACTGATAAAGAACTCCAAGACTTGAAGAAGGCGTTATGGTATCTTCAAAGACGAATAGATAATTTACAAAAATGATTTATTACTTAATCGGACAACCTCATGCTGGTAAGACCACATTGTCCAAATTATTAAAACAACATTTGTATCCTCAAAATATTATTCAAATAGATGGGGATGAAATCAGAGATATCTTTCAAAACAAAGATTACTCTGAAGACGGAAGACGAAAAAATATTCAAAGAGCTCAAGACATTGCAAAATTTCTAAACTCTAAAGGTATTGATGTTATTATATCCTTGGTATCTCCGTATAGAGATTTAAGAAATGAGTTAAAGGACAGTTCAAAGGTGATTGAGGTTTATATTCATACTGATGATGTTCGTGGAAGGGAAGGTTTTCATGTTGAAAACTATGAGAAACCTACTGAAAACTACATTGATATTGATACTACTGACGTTTCAGAATTTACATCACTTGGTGAATTGATTACTAAAATTAATGAATATGGAAATAAATAGAGAGGAACCGGAAATACAATTTTACCTTGCATATTATATGGAAAATGGTGAAGTTGATGAAAATGGGGTGATGGATATTAAAATGAAGACTGCTGTTGTACCAATAAGATTGAAAGAGAAATTCTTAGAAACATTTAAAGACAATCCTACACCAAGTAAAAAAGAAATCTTTAAATTTTTGGATAGTCATGAGTAATTGGGAAAGAAAGACACACGTACAAGCAGCATTTTCGTCATCATCTTCAAGTAAGAAGTATTCTATGTTTGTTGGAAGATGGCAACCATGGCACCATGGACACAGAGCTTTGATTGACCAACAACTTGAACGAGATAAGAACATATTACTTTGTGTGAGAGATGTTGAGATTGATGATAAGAATCCATTTTCAACTGAATGGGTTGTTGAGAATTTAAAAAATGAGTTGAAAGATTTAATTGACGAAGGTCGATTGGTAATTCAAGTTATTCCGGACATTGATAGTATTAATATTGGTAGAGGAGTTGGATATGATGTGATAGAACATTTACCACCTGATGAGATTAAGAATATTTCAGCAACCAAGATTAGGGAACAAATGAAAAAGGATGGTAAGTTATGAGAGTAACGGTTGATATTGATGAATACGCGGAAGGTGCGGTTCTATTGGATGGTTTAGAAGGAGCAATCGTTGGGATTGTTGAGGACTTTGGTTCTCCGGGAAGAAAGATGTTGTATTCAAAACAAGGAATATTAAACATCCTACAAGAAAGAGACCTAATGACTTATGGTGAGGCAGAAGAGTTTTACGATTATAATATAATAGGATTACACGCTGGTGAACAAAACGCGGTGTTTTTGGATTTAGAAATAACACCAATAAAAAAAGAAAATGGTTGGGAATACCAATTAAAAGATTAATATGGCAAATACAATGACAACTTATGTTAAGGTATGTAATCTTAACGAAGAAACTTTTGGTAAAGTTAAAGAATTGTTTGAAACTGAAGGTGAGAATAGTTCAGAGGTTAAAGTGGTTGAAAACTTTAATAAATTATTTGGAACTGAATTTAATACAACCGACAACTATATGAGTAGAGAATGGATGGATGAAAACGTCGGTTCAAAATGGATTAGAATTGAATTTGGGGATGTTGAATACACGCCTGAAGTTGACTTGATTCTTGAAACCGCATGGAATGTTCCAACGGAGTATATCCAAAAAGTGGTTGAAGTGTTGAATGAGGTTGATAAAGATATTGTTGCTTATGGAACATACGAAGACGAAGGATATTCTCCGGTAGGCGCTTTTGTTTATGGATATGATTATGATGATATTGAAGATTATGATGAGGTTGATTCTAATCTTATGTGGGAAGATGATGATTATAATGAAGAAGTTTATGATGGATTACATTCACTTAGAGATTCCTTATATGAAAGTTATTGTGAAGTAATAAATGAAAGAAAAATAGAAGAAAATTAATATGAAATCACATTTTAGAAAAACGGAGTATTACACCTCCCACAACGCAAACCCTCCCGTGGAGTTGGATAGCGAAAAATTCCCTGACTTCAAGGGAGAAACAGAAGAAGAGTTCTTACAATACGTCTATGATAACTTAGACGGATGGGTAGATGGTGACGGAGAACCATTATTTGACGAAGAAACTCAAGATGCTTTGTATGAATTACAACACGGGTCAATGAGTGAATATTGGGGTTCTTATCAAAACTATTTCGAGGGAGAACTACAAGTAGGGGAACCAACACCTCAAGATAATTACAAAAATGGTAATTTTAAAACCATAGATTCAATCTCAATATAATGATAGAAACGGGTAAAATAATAAATGGAGATTGTGTTGAAGTGATGAAAACATTACCCGAAGGTTGTGTTGATTTGATTGTTACATCTCCACCCTATAATGCAAACATCAAGTATGATGAATACAATGATGGTTTAGAGATGGATAAGTATTGGGATTTCACCATTAATTGGTTAAGTGAAGCTTTCCGTGTATTAAAAGACGATGGTAGGATTGCGGTTAATGTTCCGATTGAAATGAATGTTCAAGAGAGAGGTGGAAGAATATTATTTAATGCTGAGTTTTGGATGAAGATGAAAGAAGTTGGGTTCCAATTCTTTGGGATGGTTGACCTTACAGAAGATTCTCCACATAGAGTTAGACAAACGGCTTGGGGTTCTTGGATGAGTGCCAGTAGTCCTTATATCTATAACCCGAAAGAGTGTGTGATACTTGCTTATAAAAAATCAAAAAAGAAATTGAATAAAGGGGAATCTCAATGGGAAGGTAGTCATACTAAAATAACTTTAGAAGACGGAACTTTAAAAAATAAAGTTATTTATGATGATGACGATAAGAAAGAGTTTATGAACTTAGTTTTTGGTAGATGGGAATATTTTGCAGACACTAAGTCATTGACTAAAGCGACATTCTCAATGGACATACCATCAAAGGCAATTAAGATTTTAAGTTATAAAAATGATATTGTTCTTGACCCTTTTATGGGTAGTGGAACTACTGCGGTTAGTGCGGAATTACTGGGTCGTAGATGGTTGGGAATCGAATATAGTTCAAACTATGTTGAGATAGCGATAAATAGGATTAAACATTTTATTGAGGAGAGAAATCAAACTGAATTAGAATTAGAATAGAAAAGGGTCTTACGACCCTTTTTTTTGTTAGTAGTGATATTTATAAATAAAACATTAAAATGTCAGATATTATTATAACAGAATCTCAACTCAAAACCATCCAAGAATTTTACGATGAAAATGGTCAACTATTAAATGAAGAATGGTGGAATACTATTGGAGACGTTGTTGGTATTTTTGACCCAACAGGTTTGGTGGATTTAGTAAATGGTCTTGATTATATAAGACAAGGAGAATATTTCTTTGGTTTCTTATCTATGATTGCAATAATACCGTATGTTGGAGACGTTATGGCAAAACCTCTTATGGGTGTGTCAAAAGGTAGTAAAGCGATGAGAGGTGTAAACCAAGCAATGGGTATTGTAAAAAAAGGTGGTAGTACTGTGGAAGCTGGTAGGTTATTAGCGGACGCCGGAAAGTCATCTCCGTTATTCTCCAAACTATTAAATACTTCAATAAGTTGGGGTGGTAAATTAAAAGAAATTGTTGATAGAATTCCTGGTGGAAGTTTAACAAGTGGATTAAGAAAAACAATAATTGATTGGATTGACCTTTTTATAAGTGGTGCTAGACAGAGTAAGATGACTAGTAAGATTACTGCTAATTTTGCTAAAAAAGTAAAAGCTGCTGACCCTGCAACCGCAACCGCTTTAATGAAACAATTACAAAGTCAGTTAACAAAAAGTAGTAGAACTTTTAGGGATTTCAAAATTACAGACCCCGGTTTTATGAGTAAATATGTTTGGCCAGGTCTTTCATTTAGAAATAGAAATTTAATGGCGTTAATGAGAAGAACTAAGTTCTATGCAGGATTATTAGATTATGTTGGTGTTGCAAATTTTGTTGGACCGGAAGAGTTATCAAAACAAATAGGTGAAGAAAATTTACAGAAAAAAATTACTGAATATTCTCAGACACCGGAAGGTCAAAAAAATTGGACAGAAGATATGTCTTCAGCAAACATGAGTCAACAAACAAATACAACACAACAAACAAATAAAACAACATCAAGTGATGGTGATATTAATGACGACCCACTTTCTAAAATGTTTAAAAAGATGTTAATAGGCCAATTAAACCCAATACCAGGGATGTAATATAAAAAAAAATATGAAAGAAGAATTAATACTAAAATTAGTGCAAATACAAGTCCAATTTAAATTTATGCATTGGCAAACAACAGGTGATGCTAAACATAGGGCGTATGGTAAGGCGTATGACAAACTTGGGGGTTTTATTGATGACTTTGTTGAGGCGATGATGGGAAAATATGGTAGACCTGAGTTTGAATCAGAATTCTCACTTATGTTTCAAGACTTATCATCCTTAAGTATTCAAAATTTTTTAGACGGTATTACAGACTTTTTAGTATCGTTTACTGAACAATTGGACCCGAAATATGACACAGACCTTTTAAATTTAAGAGATGAGATGTTGGCGGCAATTAATAAATTAAAATATTTACTTACATTAAAATCATAACATGGCAAAAATTATTAGATTAACAGAATCAGATTTAACTAAAATAGTTAAGAGAGTTATTGAAGAACAGATGAACCAACAAAAGGCGGTTGATGTTCAAATGGTAAAAATTAAACCTGAAATGGGAGGTAAATATTGTTTTGGTGACCCAAAAAGACTTCAATCAGCTTATGGTTATAATGTTAAATTATACAAAGTTAAATCAGGTGATACATTAAGTGATATTGCATCAAAACATCCTGGAGTTACTAGTGTTGACGACCTTATTAGAATTAATAAAGGTTGTATGTTAAGTAAAGGTTTGAAGAGTGGTGATGTGATTGCCATTGTGATAATGCCTGAAATGTAATATGAGAAAACTAATAAAAGAAAGTGGTATCAGGGACATCAAAAAATTGTCCCAACGATACCCTAAAGCCGAAATATATTTCCACCAAGACTTAGACGGTGTAACCACGGCAATTGCAATGAAGAAATACCTTGAAAATAATGGTATTGATGTTGTGGATACTCACGTTATTCAATACGGGGACAAAGAGTTCTCTGTAAAGAAGAATGATGCTCAAGGTGATACTATGCCGGTCTTAGTTGATTTTGCTCACGGAAAACCAATGTTTGTCATCCATACGGACCATCACGACAGACAAGCAGGCGCTGAAGATACCAAATCAACTTCTTTTAGACAATCTCGTTCAAATGTTGAAACAATTTCTCAAATAGTTTCACCAAAAGAATTATTTCCTTCTTCAGATATATTATTAATATCAACCGTGGACTCGGCGGACTTTGCAAAACACGATATATCACCTGATGAAGTTGTGAATTATTTGTTTAGATTTGATAATGAGAAATCACTACAGAGAAACAAAATGTTATTGGGGTTTGTGATAAACAAACTCATATTGGCGTTCAAAAACAAACCGGGATTTTTAGAAGGTTTGGTTATGGATTCGGAACCATCATTAATGTCCATTCTTACAAACATTAAGGAATGGATGAAAAAAACAAATGCCGTTAACCCGGAACAATTACAAAAAAATGCACAAGACTATAAAACATCGATGCAAGGATTTCCAAATGTCAGCGACAACATTATCTTCCAATATGGTGGGGGTAGCATGTTCAAGCCTGGGTCTTATGATAGATACACCCCATTTAGAAATAATCCTGACGCAGACTTTCTTATTATGGCGTGGCCGTTGGGTCTTGTTCAAGCATCTTGTAATCCATTCAAGAAAGAGAGAGAACTTAAAGGGGTTAACTTGGGGGAGATTGCACAGGAAGTTTTATCGAAATGGGAAGACCAATTAAAAACAAGGGATATACCTTTATCAACTATCAAATGGGTGAGTGAGACAGGTGTAGGTCCTGAGAGTGTTGGATTTACATTTAAAGACTTTAAAGCGTTATATGGAGATAAGTTTAAATCGATTGACAATGGAGAAAAGGCGTTGAAACATATTCAACAAATGATGGAGGTTCCTTTTTCAGAATTAACTGAAGAACATAGACAGATGTTGGATAAGATTACTATTAATGCTTGGGAATTGATTCAAGCAAATTCAGGAGGACACAAATGTATTACAAACATTTCAGGGTTAAATTATCTTGGAAGAAGTACAAGACCACCAAAAGGAAGTTACAGATATAATGAATCCGATGATTCTCCAACGGTTAAGTTCACAAAAATGATTGCTGGTCAATTACAAAAAGTTTTAAAAGAAAAAATACAACAATCGAAGGGGGATAATTAGACTAAGTAATCTATAACATCACCCGCTTCGATGTTTAACATTTCGCAAGTACCACCTTCAAGTTCGAGTACGATATTACCGTTACCACAATAACTTGAACATTCTTCACCTTCACAAGGAGGACAATTATGGTGGATATTTACGATAACATTATTACGGATGATAATTATATCCAATGGTATAATACAATTCTTCATCCAAAAACATTGTTTGTTACCTCCCATTAGGAATAACAAACCTTCGAAAGATTTGTCAAATGTTTTCCCCATCATGCCAATGGCTTGGGACCTCTCATCAATAAGAGTTTTGACTTTGAAAATATTTTGATTAATTTTAACATTCATAACAATAAATATATGGAAATTACAAGGTATGTCGGTGTTTTAGTAAAATGTGGTAATAAAGTTTTACTATGTAAGAGAAACGCCAAAGGATTATATCCCGGAATGTGGTCATTACCTGGTGGTCATCTTGAAGATGGTGAGACAACTAAGGAATGTGGTAAACGAGAATTCTTCGAAGAAACCGATATTGACATTGATGACCAAGAATTAATTTTTGTTGGAATGGTTCCAAGAACTAGTAGAAACGGACAAGAGATGAGAGGTATTATGTATGTTTATTTATTGGAGACAGATACCGAACTTGAACCTGATTTTGAGAACGCCATGGATGGTGATGAACACTCAGAATGGGATTACTTCACACTTAATGAAGTAGAACCGGATAAGACCGGAACACAACTACACAAACTCATTACACACGTAATGGAAAAATAATTTAAATTTTATTTGGTAGAAACAAAATTAGTTGTATCTTTGTACTCACAAAACGGATAAAATATGACTAAAGAAAAATTATACAGAAGCGTTAACGGAGAATACCTTTATCTATTTAATTGGATTGGAGGGGGATTTAATGATGTTTGGGCTCCGAGTAAAAGAGAGGCTTATGCCAAGGTCATGAGAGAACAAAAAGTTCACGAAAAGAAATATCCAACACACGTTAAGTTGAGACCTGATTACAAGTCCATGAGAAAATGTACTTACTCTCAGTATCAAGAACAAAACCGAATGGGTTGGATGATGAGTATGTAAAAACTACTTGAGTAAGCGGGAGTGGTCAATCAACAACCCGAAGAAGGTTCAGGTAAAACTATATTTAAAAGAGGACGGCCGAGCCTATAATAGAGTAAGTAGGAAGTTAATGTTTTTTAGGAAGATTGAGTCAGTTTTTAACATTAACGAAACATAGTCGGGTGGAGCAATTGGTAGAGCAAGTAGATGACACAGATACTGATTCTGTAAATTTTCCACTATACAGGTTCGAATCCTGTCCTGACTACAAATTAAAAAAAAAATAACAAAGGTATTGACTTTTGGTGATGTTAGGAGATATTTATATTCTCACGGTTCGAGAGAACCAAAACACCCCAACAAAAGTTTCATAAAAAAATTTGGTAGTATCAAAACTATTACTTACCTTTGTGAAACATATATCCCACAGATGTATGTTCGAGAGAATTTATGTGTGTGGGTTTTTTTTTTGAAAAAAAAAGTGTTAAAGTTTTTGACAAATCAAAATTAAAGTTTTACCTTTGTCGAAGAAATAAAGTTCATAAAAATATTGAAAGATTGGTGTGGGTGTCGTGTCGAGGTTTCAAATCCCTCCGGATTTATCCGTAGCTCAGGTGGTAGAGCATACACCCACATTTTTTTTATATGGTATTATAGCTCAGTGGGAGATTTATCTCTCTTGGTAGAGCAGGAGTAACGAAAGACTCTGTGCCGGTGGTTCGAACCCATCTAATACCACAAAAATATAAACCATAATTTGGCGGAGGATGGAACTACGAATTTATTTGTAGTAAAGTATCGTCGGGTGAGAGACCCGGATGGATAGAAGGTAGTAAAAGTAATCCTATACACGTCCGCAGATTCCTTCTCTTGGGTTTATAGATTTATTCTGTGATAAGATAGCAGATAGACCTATTACAGCAGACTATCCCGACGGGAGTGCGAGTTTTAGGTAGTAAAGAATGGGTGACCTACGAATTTGTAAATCTTAAGGTCTTATCACAGATTAAAAAAAAAAGTTTTATAGGGTTCTTGACAAATAGAAATTATGTGTTATACTTATAAAACAAATTAGGGAAACCTAATACGTTCTTAGAAATTTTAGATTATCCATATAGTACTTCGGTATTATAAAAACGATAATGGGTGGTATATCATCCTTAAATAAACCGGGAAACCGGGATAAAGTGAATCTGTTGTGTTAACAGGTTTGCGGTCTCAGAAATGGGACTCGAGTATACAAGTCGGATATCACCTGACCTTCAGTATTGAGGGCGACGCTTTAGAGAAAGTGGTTGGGTGACCGGGCGATGTGGGTCGTCAGGTTGAGATGGGAACATCAACAAGAATAACCGATAGGAATCAAGTAAGACATAGGGTCATCCAACCCTATAATTGCGGGTTTCAATATCAGAGGGGACTTAAAACCGAAAGGTAAGTTAGAGAACGAGTGGTGTCGCTACTAACCTTACGAAACATCTACCAAGATGTCAGTTTGAAGTAATCTTAAAATATGAGAGTGGGGACACTCTACCGAGTAGATTAGTATTTTGTTGTTCAAAAGATAACGAAGCTTACGACAGACCTCTACTTGGACACATCCACAACACGATAAAACTTTTCAATTCAAAGGTGAAAACTAAAAAATAGATAAGCAAAAGTGTCTGTCAGGTATCATCGACAAGGTGACTACATAGTAACGAGCCGTTCGTTGCACAGGATGACCGCAAGTCTGAATGTATTCTTACGAAAAACCTCTACGGAGTCGAATCCGGAGTC